TAGGCTGCATCTGCAATCGTAACCTCAAAGCTATCAAAGTCTCCACCAGAGAGAGTGTTTTCTCTATCTGCCAACTTAAATAACTTGCGGAACTCCGGGCTTCGATTGATTCCTTGAGGGTTAAGACTGCCTCCTGTTGATACTTCAGAGCCGCCTGACATACGCCCAGACTTCGCTCCAATAACTCTGAAATCTGGACAAAATCTTTGTACTTGAAGGAGTCGATAAAGTATCGTAACTTCTTTCTCTGCTTTCCTAGCTGCGATAACAGATCGGACTCGCTCACCTGTTTCATTCTTTAACTCCTTTAGTTTCTCTAACGTAGTTGCTTTTGTATCCTTTAAGATACCCTCTTCAATCGGTGATGCTACCTTTAAGATAAATTTTCTTGCTCCCATTGGGCTTGTGGGAGCAAGAGCGGATATAGCTTCTTGTTCTTTAAGCCTTTTGGCAATAGCTGCCAGATCGACTTTGAACCCTCTGTACCTAGCTGCACCCACTGATACTGCCAATCGGGAGTCGTAGTCGGGCTCACAATTAAAATATTCGCACAATCTTCGCAATAGAATAATATCATTTGTTGCGTATGTTTTGGCTCTGTCTGATCCTTCCCAATAACTACAGTGGTATTGCAAGACGGACAGAAAACTGATACTATAGGGATCATAGCTATGTTCCTCAACTGGATATAGTTCATGAATATCAAAAGCTGCACGGTCATCAGTGCCCGCATGGAATATATGAGCACAGAGTGGTTTCAATCCACCCGATGCACCAAACTTACACGTTAGGTCTGCGAATTGTCCATCAACTTCCATCTCCCATTGGTAACCCATTGCTCTCTTAGTGAAGAATATGTCATCGAATAAAATCTTTTGTTTAAGAATCTCCTTTAACTTAATCGCAACCTCAACAGGTATCTTCCTTATCTTAATTGCCCGTCTATCCATGAGTGACTGGTACTCTGATTTACGAGATGCAAGAAAAACATCTATTGCATCCTTAGGTTTCAAACACCAATCAGTTGGTTTCCGAGATAACTTGTACGCAAACATATCCGGGTCAGGTGGTTTATGAGTTGGTAACTCTTTGAGTACATTATAGAATTTCGTAAGCTGAAACCAGTCAAATGACAGATTGAAAGCTACTACTGTATGCTGACAGAAATCTTCAATAAGTGCTAGTGTTCTCTTTACTGGCTCACGCCAAGGATAATATAGGATAATGTCATTATCATACTGGTATTGAATCAGTACGATTGGACCCATTAACCCTACTGTCTCTGTGTCTAAGAACACCATGACTTAATTTCCTCTAATGTTATGTCCTGTAGTTTCCGATTACCTGCAATTACATCAAGAATATAATTATCAACAGGTAAATGAATGAGGTCTACGACGCGAGTACCATACCGTACATCCATTCCCGGTCTATCCCTTCGGTCTTCAGATTGGATACGTGCATCGGTACTGAAGTCATTTGAGTAATAAATGAGGCATCGAGTTTCTTGGAGGGATATTCCATGTACAGACGCAGGATTCCCGATGATAACAGTATTGGTCGTGTCGTACTCCGTTGGTTCAAGCGATCGGTCGAAGATTTTAAGGACATCTTTATTACTCCATTTGCTGCGAGTAATCGTAATTGGATACCAGTTATGCTCCCTTGCTATGTCTTGTAGTCTATCAACTACTGCATGAAAGTGAGCATAGATTACTAACCTACCAGTACCACCATTTTCAGTATGATAGAAGTCAAGCAAGTCAGCGATTGATTGCTCTTTGGGCGAGCCCATCCATTTAGTTTCCCGTTCTGAGCCATCAGTTATATGTGTATACTGGAACCCATCACTTAGCTGCCTAGTCTTTATTAACGCATCAAGCGGAGTCAGACAAGTATCAATCAAGAGCATAGCTTGCATGTTTGTTTCAGGTGTTGGCTCATGCTCTATTCTTTCGTATACTTTATCTGGTAAATCTAAACATTCTTTTTTGGATTTAACAAGTACTCGTTGTCGAAGTCGTTTACCAAGTGCTCTAAGATTGACGTCAGGCCATTCAATAGTTTCGGGATACCTACCGTAGGGTCCGTCTGCGTAAGTGATTTCTGCATATCTATTTCTAAAACTATGTATGTTTCCTTCTCGGATGTATCCTGGCTTGATACAGTGCAACGGATGCCACCACTCAGTAGGGTCTTTTGGGGCAGGTGAGCCGCTAAGAGCAATAATGTAGTGTTCAGGGTAGCGGTCTCTAATGAGGCGTGTAAGCTCGTATGCAAGCTGGGATCGTTTGGTACTAGGATTTTTAATTTTAATGGATTCATCAAATACTACTCCTTGTGGGGGAAAAGGGTATGACTCCATTGGTTTGTGTAGTGACTCATATGTAGTCACTACTTCAAAACTGAAACGTGCATCCCAGTTTTTAAGTTGCCGTTTCCATTCTTTCTGTGCTCCTTTTGGGGCGACCAACCACCAGCGGACAATTCCTTCTCGCACTGTTTGCTCAATCGCTTCGATTGCCGTAAGAGTTTTTCCAAGTCCCATCTCGAAAGCGAGCATTGCCGAATGTCTCGAAAGCACAAAGTCCACGCCCTCTTTTTGATGGTCGTATAACTTTCTACAATACCTTCCAGTTCTTGCCAAAGGCAACTCATCTTTTGCTCCTTTTAGTTTCTTGAATCTTGCTTGATTGTGCTCAGTTAATGGGACAACCCAGCACTTTAAATTTGGTTCCCAGTTTGGTTGTTCAAGTGTTTTTATTTCATTGATTAAATCCAGGTCATAAGGACTTTCGATCTTTACTTTATTCTTAAAGAGAGAGAGTGTTACTGGCATAGACTTCAAGTAAGTCTTGCCATTACGCTCATGTGGTATCTTCCAATGTATCATCTCTTATACCTTGCTTCATTTGGTAACCCTGACTTATTGCGTCCTCTGTAAATAAATCTCACCGTACTACCTAGTGGAAACTTCGTAGAGTATAAGTAACTGGGTAGCCTTTCACCGGGATGCTCCTTCGCCCACTTGCTTCCATTTAATCTCCTTTCTTTGTTAGTGAATCCGGACAACTCTAGGATTCCTTCCGGTACCTGCAAGATTAGACTGCCTAGCATACCAAGGTACTTCCCTTGGCCAGCATTATAACCTATTACTATGCCAACATCAGTGTCAGTCTGTTTAACCTTGAGAAGATTAGCTGATCTCTTAGGTTCCCAGCTTGAAAATGGATGCCGTAACATTACACCTTCACCTGATACTTTAAGTATCTGATTATGAAAATCAGTGAGATGCCCTTTACCAGTACACTTTATCTGAGTGACTGGTCTCCAGGTATTCTTAGTCAATGGACTAAATAATTTAATCAGTTGAGTGATTGTTTGATCAAAAGAAATTGGTGCAGTAGGCATATTCGATGGAATATTATACTTCTGCCAGAGATATGTATCAGTCAAGTCTGCCTTATGATTAGGCAGATTGATTACACGCGGTGTGAGTATCTGTTTAATGGTGGGTGTGTCGAAAGCAAACAAACGTACTGGTCCCCAGTCAATATGTGATGGTTTGTTTCGTTTTAGAATTGATAGTAAATCTTGTCGAAAGCTACGATCTATCCAGAGTTCCCCATCAAGCGGATGATTCTTTGGTAGCCCATCTAACCACCAGTCTGGAGCATAGATAGGATTACCATAGCGGCTCCAAAGACCTGTTGATAGATCATATGGTCTTGTCTTATGTGACCAAGGGACTGTATGCTTCTCATACCCACGAGTTATACCCCCGTCCCAGAATGCCCGCATCCCATCCATCTTCTCAGACATCCAGTAACCTGTTGGGTCTTGATCAATATAGTTATGAGCAAGCATTACTAAAGTCATAGTTCTCCTTTCATTAACTTAATGTATGGATAGATCAATCGTTTACGAATGTCTTCGATGTACTGTGCATTGTCATGGTATCCTATATAGTTTCTCTTTAGGAACTTTGTTGTTAAGGCAAGTGAGCCATCATGTGCAAATGGCTCGAAGATAAGATCAGTAGGTGTGGTGTAGGCTTTAACCAAACGGAGAGAAAGCTCCACTGGGTGACAACTACGTTTGTCTGAACCAGTGAAGCAATCTCTCTCCGCTGAGTTGCCTGGAATTCGTGGAATATCCCATACATCGGCTGGCGTACGCCCACGAAGATCAGCCCTTGCGTCACCCGTCTGCTGACGTTGCGATTTCTGTGCTACCGCTTGCCAGAAAAATGGTGGTCTGCCTTTCTTGTAGACGAGTATATTCTCATGGGATATCACGAATCTCTTGCGGGTATATAACCCGAAATTAAAATTCCATATTATCTCCTCACTAAAAACTAGACCGGGTGCCTGAGCGTGGAGCAATCGCTCAAACACCGGCCTAGTACCTGGATCGGTAAAGATAATTAGCCTTGAATCATTGGCCAATAATCCTGTGCATAACTGCATCCATCGTATAGTGAACCTTTGGAAATCTATGTCATCTAGTATAGGCTCATTCACACCTTTATTACGAGGTGGATCAACGTACACTAGATTGGCTTTGAAACCTCTTGGCCAATCACTATAAAAAGGGACGTGCTCCAAGTGATGCATATTTAATCCGTCTCGTCTACCTCAACCATTTCCACTTCTGCTCTTACTGGAGCATAGAACAACTCTTTTGCAGAATCAAGTTGTTCTTGAGTTGGAGTAGGAAAGTCACCGAGTTCCTCAGGTTTCGTTTCTACTGCTCTAGCACCAAAGGCAGAGTATTTCGTACCCCAACTCTTTAGTGTAGAATACATAGTAATTTGACGATTACCTTCAACCTGAAGAATCCTCACAATATCCTTAGTCAAGTCCAGAGTAGCTGACTTACCCGCGTGAAATGTAGCAAACTGTGCCTGCTCATTCAACCAGAGTAACCACTCTGTGCCCAAGATAGCATTGATACCCTGTTCAAAGTTATTCTTTGTTTTCTTGATATCTTGCCAGATTGAACTTGACTTGTCATAAGTCTCAACGTCCTTCTGATTCTTTACGAATCTAAGGGCGTGATCTCTCTGAGCTATTACCGTAGCCCCTGAACCTATCAGTTAGATTAACATCATCAATCAAATACTGACCACCCCGGAACTCATCCGGGCTAGTCTTACACTCACCTGAACCTGTCTGTAACAATTTTATTGTTGGTACAAATCCCCCTGATACTTTAGCTTGTGCAGCAAGACTTTCATTACTTGGAATAAGTGGTGGTTCTTCGAATGGAGTAATTTCACTAGGCATCTATACCTGCTTCCTCTAGCTTAGCCCTAAGTTTCGCAATTTCCGCTTGCTCTTCCGATTGTTTTGCAGCTTTCTTTTTCGCTGCCTCTTCCTTTCTACGCAACTCCTTCGCTTGCTTCTCTTGCTCTCGACGCTCAAGTGAAGCAGGATCAACAGACAGCATCCTCTGCATCCCGGCAACTAAACCAGTCTGATGGTCATAGTCATCAGAATCTACAGCCAACTGTTCCAAAGAAAATTCCTCAGAGATAAGCATATCAACCGCCGACTGACGACCAATAAACTTAAACACTCGCATGTTCTCTGTGGGTTCAATACCCTGCCTGTATGCTTTCGTATGATGCTGTACTATTCCAGGGAATTCAGTGACTTCTGCCTTCTCTGCAATAGACAAACCATTCTCATCTGTCTCCAAAGCAAGCGTTCGCTGCACTTCCTTGGGTGCCTTTGTAAGAGCATACCCATTAGTCAGCTTGATGATTCCATCATTCACTTTCTTCAGGACATCAGCATCCAGCTTATTCAGGCTCATATACTTAGACACCTGAGGCTGGCTGTAATCCAACTCGTCTGCTAGTCTCGCTTGATCCCAATCAGGGTGACGAAACATCAGCTTCCTCATAGCATTGAGAATATCGCTGACTTTCGTTTCAATCCTGTGCGTATTCATCATGAGCTGACGCATTGCTGCTTCATCGTCAGTCATTTCCACAATACGAGCAGGAACCTCAGTAAGACCAGCCTGTAAGGAAGCATTTACTCTCTGACATCCATCACAAACTTCATACTTCCCATCCCTTCCCGGCCTCACAAGAATAGGCATCTGTACGCCATACTTTGCAATATTCTTGACGAGCCCAGGAAACCTGTCCGAGTTGAGTTGTGCTTCTCGAAGTATAGCATCTTCGAAATACAGTTTCTCAATCGGAACCATTTCTGCATTCAATGTAGACATCTCGTTCTTTCTTTCTCTCTAGGTAAACTTCAAACAACAACACAATTAGAATTTTAGTTCATTTAATCTCCTTATTTCTATGGAATAGTTTCCTGATCGCACGATTGACTAACTCTTGATTCTCTGGTTTAATTACTGCAGCAGTATGTATTCGACTAGCCTGCGTTGAAATCACTGATCACCACCGTTTCTTGAAAGAATATTGATGTTTCTGCAATCCTTCTACAGGACACTTGATCTTCATTTTGTCCAGTCACAGTTATCATACTCAGTCACTTCCCTGTTTGCTAGTATACGAGCAGCCTCTGGAGATTCTGCTGCGATTACAAACCCATCATACTGATCCCAATCTGCTTGTTCCACTCTTTCCAGTAAGTAAAGTTTCATCATGTTTTATTCCTTAGAATATCTGATCCGCAATTTGCGAATACACACCTACTCATCTATAGTATACACTATGAATCGGGAGTTGTCAAGTACTCTTTACAATATCGGATCATTTATACTTCTCCAATAACCAGAGGTTTCGAATTTGCTGGTATATATCAGCGGCTGTGTGATAATCCAGCACAATAGGCACTTGGATTCTTCGGGCTTTTTGATAGATAGGCACGAAGTCCCGATAGTAAATCTTCTGTGCCTCGGGTGGAAGTGGATACTCTCGCATATCTGCAGCCAGCTTCATTAGTGGCTGACGACAGTTGCGATAGTATTGGAAGGCCGTATAGATTGGCCTACCTAGATTCTGGTGGAATTCTAACATCACTTTCTCCTAAAGATATAGGGTACTACTACTGCGTCCTTAATGTAATTATCTCTTATCATTCTCTCAGCAGACTCTCTCGATTCAAAGAGTAAAGCATTAATTGCTGTACTCCAATCAATGGTATAATCTTCTATACCTGTGTAGCGTGACACATATTCATCTCCTTTCTTAATGAGATAGACTATATCATCCTTGGATTTTAAAATTCCCTCAAGAATAACAGCCAAGTTTTGTTCTGTTCTCCAGGGAAATTCAAGAGCTTGCTCATTCTCTAAATACCTTAAGGTTAGGTATAATATCTCTTGCTCTATCAATTTTTTCTTTTTAGAGAGATGGTCTTTATCCCAATCTTTAACTTCTCTAATAAAATCACCACTTTTAGTGACTTCATAAGTATAGTCTTGAAGAGGGAGATGTACCAGTTCTTCCAAGAGAAATCTAGGCATTTTCTTCAGTTCTTCGTCAGACAGTGGTCTTTGGGATGTTACATACATTTCTTGATCTCCTTTCTTTTATGCACACGCATAAAGGTCACAATTACGGTCCGTTTGCTTACCCAAGTTACCAAATCAGGATGCCAGGATAGAACCCTGTATTCGTGCAAATAATAGAGCACAAGTTCTAATTTGGTGTATATATACGATACCGGGCAGGTATCCTATCATCCTAGAATATGAAATTGAGTTTGTGAATCATTTGAATTGCGGATCATCCTAATTCCTCTCTTGATATGGCATCCCAATTCTCTGATCCTTCACCTTCACATTTACAGAAATAATCCCAGTGCTTTTCGTTTCCTGATTCAATTATCAGGTTGACACTGAGATAGTCTCCGAAATCATGTGGGTTGCTGACTATCTTAAGTACGGCTCCATCTGGGACTGGGCCATGCTCTCTGATAAGTTGGCGAGCATAGACTTTGCATTCTAGCCTTGCTCTTTGTGGGTCATAGTTCTTGCCTAACTGTTCGCAATCTTCATCGGGTGGAGTGCTTCCGATGTACAGTGATTCTTTCATCTTTTTACCTTTCTCATAAAGTGTCCAAAGTTCATTGCATTTTCTTGGGATACAAAGAATCGGGCTTCTTTGTCATTGGTTGTCCAGTGGTCATCATGGGCTAGGAACATACCATCGTGCAGACTGTGCTCGATTATCCACCCAGTAACCTTTTCAGGTTCGCAGTCGATGGTGACTACATCAGTATCTCCGAAGTATTCTGAGCCGCCCTTGGCTCGGTGTTCATCGTAATAGTGTATAGCTTTCTTGATGTCATCTTCCCAGTGGATGGTGTCTTCGTAGTCTGTTGATGACAGGTAGACATGATAACCTTTCTGAGCAATCACATACATTTTGTACATTACACTGGCTCCTTTTTTTGCAAGTCAAAGATATCAACATCGTGCTCTGGGTAATTTCGTCTGGTTACTATGGCTAGTTGTACAGCAGTGATTTTGCTTTCGCATATCTCTGCATCATCTAGTACACAGTCCCAGACTGGTCGTCCATCTGCTGCGATGAACTGAACAGGGTCTCGTATTCTTACTACATACATAGGAATTGCTCCATGTAACTTAACTTGTATCCAAGTGCTTCCGCTTGGTACTTTCTTGCTACACTTTTAGCCATAGCTTTGGTGTAGAAGATTTTTGCTCCTGTTATGAATCTTGTCCACCTTTGTTCTTCGTCACAGGGACATCTACATGCACCGTAGTATTCCTGTGTATGGCCATTGAAGACCATGTAAATCATGTGCTCCATACTGTTATCTCCTTAAAGTTTGGAGACGCCAGGCTTCCTTTCTTGCTCTCGTCTCCAGATCGTAAGTAACCTGCTCATATGCATTCAGAATCTTGAAGGAGTTGAGCCTTCGATTTCTCAAGTGGTTCATCTTGTGGGTCTCAAAGATTTTGTTCATAATCTTCCAGACTTCTGCTGATTGCCTGAGACGATCTATCCGTGCCATACTATTCTCCTTTCAAATCTGTGAACTTCAATGTCTTTATGATGGAGAGCTAAGTCTTGGGCTTTCTCAATGGCTTGCATGTTGGTTGTGTATCTAGTGGCTTTTATGAGATCTACCCAAGAGTCAGTGCTCTCTTGGTACCATCGTTTTGATCGAATCATATAATATCTTTCCATTTTCTTACTCCTATAATGGTGTGTACTCAGTGGTTACACGCCACTTTTCGACTTCTCCGTTGTGCCTTTTAGCTAGCATTCTGGCAACTCTTTTTGTGCATCTTAGGGCATACTCCACATATGGAGTTTTTCTTTTTCCTTCGAAGTCTCGTAGGTATTGTGGCTTACAACGTACTACCCAGATTGTTTCTGTGTTTTTCATCTCTTACTCCTTTATCTCACAGACGATTGCACGAATCTGGCCATCGTGATGGTTAGCGATTGTGATTGCTTTCTTTTCATCTTTGAAAAGGTGGGCTCTTGTTAGTCTGAAAGTCCAGTCTCCCCCTTTTGTGAGAAAGATTGGATATTCTCCGTGTTCTACTACATACAGATAGAATTCGTTCATGGTACTTACTCCTCTTCAACTGGTATCCTGAGGAATGTATATCCCTCTTCTTCCCATTCATCAGCTTCCTCTTTTGTGCAGAGTTTAGCTTGACTGGGTGTCAACACTTCTTGATCTTCTTTCCCAAGAAAGATTTTATTCTCAGGAAAGTATAGGATGTACTTCATTGGTAGACTCCTTATGAAAATGGGAGTGCAGGGCTGGCCCTTACTCTGAGATTAGGAAGAAAATCTCACAGGACTGTCTCTTGGGCTAGTGACAGCATATTTGAGACCTGCCAGGGCTTCTAGTTACCCTGTCTATATTACCTGCACTCCGTATCTGTCTCAGAATGAGACAGATGGAAGTAGCCGATTGATTTCCATTTCTACGAGCGTCACGATTACGAAGAACATGAGTTGGCTTTCTTTACTCATTCCTGCATAATCTGCGAGTTTGAGTTCTTCCATTTTATGGAGAGCTTCTGTCCAGATGTTTGCCTGTTCTGCTTTGGTCATGGTACATACTCCTTCTTAGGTGTGACCGATTCTGATGATTCGGGTTTGAATCTCCAGTTGGCCTTGGATTCCTTCAGCTTCTTTTCTTGTTTGGAACAAGAAGGCATTTGCTAGCTTTGGTGACCATGTGCTTCTTGTCGCTTGGTCTGAGCACCAATACTGCTCATGCCACATGAGAACGTATGCTTCATTCATGGTACATACTCCTTTTTGACTGAGCACTCGATGGTCAAGATTCTCGTTTCTTCCTTTACAGACTTGGCTACCGATTCGGCAGCCTTTTTGTTCAGGTAGTGTGTTCCCATCCTGATGTCATTGTCCCAGCAACGATGCTGGTGAGTTCCGAGCAGGTATACAGCCTGATCGACTTGGGCGACAACGTACATGTTGTACATTTTTGGTTCCTTTCTGGTTAGTGTACTGAGTAAGGCTGCCTTGGGAGTTCTGGTGCGGGTTAGTTGGTGACTCGCCCAATCTTGAGGGTTTGTGTTCGTTCAGATATCTGGTCTCTTCCGAGGTCAGCTCCTTCTTTGGTCTCGAACAGTTTAGCACAGCTAAAGATAGCATGTCCATCCGCCTTTCATACCAGAAGTTTGCGTTGCTAGCATCTGGTTTGATTGGTCTGTCATATTCTTGAGACCTTGCGATGACATATATCGTGTTCAGCATAACTCAGCTCCGTTCTGCACAGATTCCGAAGGCAGCTTTACTCAGTACACTGGTTCGGGTTCCTGTTTTCTATTAGTGGCTCGGCATGGCGTGATTCGGTCTAGTCGCCCAGACCGAGCTTTACCAATTGTTCGATGGACAAACTCATATCCATGTCCTTCTTCCGTGCAGGTTTGGTTGCGGAATCGCTGTTGAAAACCAAGCTCTTGTATGCTTGGGAAACTCGGTCACCGATTATGCTGGTGTCGCAGCCCATCCTGCGAAGCAGGGGAGCTTTGATCCCGTAGGCACCATCGGCGAAAGCCAAGATTTCCATGTTTTCCACGAAGGTTGTAACTTCACCCAAGAAATCTCGGACGAAGTTCACAGCGTTTCCTGCTGAGTAGCATTCAGTCTTTTGCCAAGACTGGAAGGCCTGCAGCAGAAGATTCCCGTGCTTCGTTTCAAACCGCTTTCCTTCCACGCAGGCCCGGGTTACCAAGTCTTTGTGGATGAGTTGCTGCTCGTTGTCTTCCGTGGCTTCTTTGGTCAATTCGATCGTTGCGGGATCGAGTAGTTGCGTAGTCATAACTTTTCTCCTAGCTAGAAGTTAAGCCATGCTAAGCCACTAATAGAAAACAGGACACCAGTGCTCCGGGTTGTGTTGCTTATCGTGCGGGTTGCCTACCAAATATCCTCGTCATCGGTGCTCAGAACAGCTCCGATAACGTGACTTTCACTTATTCTGCTATCTTCCAAGACTTCCATTTCGATGTCTTGTAGTATGCTGATCAATGTTTCCAAGTTTGAACGATCGTCAGTTACTCCGTTTATATTCCAGAGGATTTTTCGCCCATCGTCTAGAATTAATCGAATAGCTACTGTTCGGATATGTGTGTATCCAGCCATAATCGTACCTTCCTTTCGGTTAGGCACGATAAGCAACATAACCGGAAGCACTGGTGCCCCGGTTGAAGTGTACCTTTATATTTCTTTGATTGCTTGTCTTGGATTGACAGTGGCAATCGCATTGACATTGGCCGCCGTGTTCCGACGTTCGCATACAATGCTCTAGTCACAACCGAAAACGCAAGGTCGTTATAGGCTAGGATAGGGTCAAGACTGCACTGGCGAGCCGATTCGAGTCTTACCCTAGTCGTTTGACGGGTTCCCGTAGGACTAGCATTCTGATTGGATTGACAACCCGGAATAGCATTCTCGTTACCGAATCAGGTTCCCATTGTTATTCGGCCTGCCGGTTGAAACCGGGTACCGAAAAGGTACATGGGACACTAGGTCACAGCCTAGGGATTCGGGCGTGCGAATCTCGGTCGATTGTCGGTCGCGGGCTCTGCCCGCATGTACTAGGACACTAGGTATCCCAGCGATTCATCATAGATAGTGATTCTCTGGCCATGATTACGTTTTCTAAGCATCCGGCGAACCGAGCGGCTTAGACTTTTCCAACCCGAATCGGTGTGGATACAGGTAACACCCGAGCGTTTAGGGTGTCGCCTACATGCCGTGCGATTCGGCCGCCCGCGACGATTCGCGAGCGTAGATGGATTGTGTTTCATAGGATCGATAACTCCACAGGCCACAACGGCCGGGGGACCTGTAGCACAATCCATGCCAGAGAATGCCGATCCGCTATTTAGTATGACACTTGACGAGGCACACAATATATGGTATACTTAAGACGGGCCTAGGAATTCTCTTGGAATTCCATGTGCATATATGCACACCTGTATCTAGACAAAATTCAAAACGCGCTCGCAAACCACTATGATATAAAGACTTATGAATTGTGGGCATATATGCCCACAATATGGGCATATATGCCCACAATGTGACTAGGTGCGTGATATGCTGCAGCAATAGTGGGATATGCCGCACACAAACATAAATGCTTGCGATATAAAGACTTATAGGCGTTTGATTATGACACAATAGAGGGATATGCCACCCTGGCCGCCCTGGCCGCCCTGGCCCTGGCCGCCCTGGCCCTGGCCACCCTGGCCCTGGCCACCCTGGCCCTGGCCGCCCTGGCCGCCCTGGCCGCCCTGGCCGCCCTGGCCACCCTGGCCCTGGCCANNNTGGCCCTGGCCACCCTGGCCGCCCATTGTCCACCAATGGGACTCCGGTGGTGCTGTCGTATATATACCCTAGCATAAGCGTTGCTGCAATATTCTATAGGAATAAGTACCTAAGAAATTGGAAGTACCTAAATTACACAACCGGGTAACTGACCAACTCAGTCGACCTGACCAAGGAGGTTGCTAATGAACAGTAATTCTCATGCCCTTTCTGCAGGCATGCCCCTTGAAAACGATGATTATAGTCTTATTTCTACATTATTCCGTAATAGTAGATATCAGATACCCGAACGTCTCAGGGGCAAAATAATGCAAAGCATTGAAAGTACCCTGGATACAGCGGCAGACGACAAAACAAAATTGGCCGCTATAAAGGTGGCCTTGGAAGCAGACAAACGAAATGTAGAATATTTACGACTTGTCGTGCCACGAAAGGTTGAGCATTATAATCCAGACCAGAAAACAAGCGAGGAATTGAAACGAGATATCCAAGCTGCACTGGAGAGATTAAATGGATTTAGACTTGATTCCAACCAAATCATTGATCAAAGAGTTGGGGACACGAAAGAATAAGTTGGTGATTATATGGGAGGAACCCGGCCCCGTTGGTAACCAGTACTGCGTAGATTGGTGTTCAGAGGATAAACATTATGAAGTACTTGGTTTACTAAAGCATACTCAGGTGGAAGTGGAGGAAATGATTCGTGATATCTACAAGCGATCAGCTGCTGACAGCGATTGAAGCACTAGAACGTAGACAGAAACATGCGATAAACACTTACAAACCTTCACATATGACTGGGCATGATCAGCTATCTTTCCATAAATCGACTGCACGCTATCGCCTCTTATTCGGTGGAAATCAATCTGGTAAGTCACATGGTGCGGCCTATGAGATTGCGTGTTGGGCGACCGGGCGACACCCATATAGGCCCGTGCCAGAGGGCAACATAGAGATATGGGTAATTTCCGCAGAATATATAACCCTACAAAAAGGAATATTCCGGCATCTGAATTCACTAATTCCAACCTGGGATATAAAGACAAAAGGCCCCAAAGTACCTAACAATAATCTACCTTCATATATGGAAATAAAGAGAAGGACTGCCGGAGGCAGTCCTTCCACCTGTATCATCACTTTTATGTCTTCAAAAGGTGATAGTCATCAGAAATTCCAAGCTGCTCAAGTGGACCTTATCTCTATAGATGAGGAGGTGCCACAAAATATCTGGGAAGAATTACAAGCAAGAACACTTGCTGCAAAATCTGGTTCTTTTATAATCTCTGCAACACTGGTAGAATCATTTGATTGGGTTCTGAAACTTGAATCACGCGGGGAAGATAAGAATGATTCAGAAGTATTTCTTACCAGATTGAATACGGAACTTAATCCGTATGTAAATACAGATACATTGCGTGAGTTGAAATCAGCATGGTCACTGGAGACTCANGAATATCGNCTTTATGGNAAGTCACGACGTTCTACTGGATTGATTTATAATACATTCAATGAGTCTCATGTAATTCCACGATTTCCTATACCACCTGAATGGCCTAAATGGGTGGGTATTGACCCAGGTATNAGAACGACAGCAGTATTGTGGGTTGCTGTAGACCCACAGAATAATGCTTATGCTTATCGTGAGATGTATGCACATAATGAAGCATTGTTTGAGATAGCAAGAGCAATAAAAATAGCAGAAGGGTGGCATTTAAATAAGGCATTAAGTAAAACATTTGGTCACTATGTGTGGGAGGAACCATCGGGGACTCAGCCCGAAGTGATAACCAACAGGTTAATTGATCCTAGTTCACAAAGGAGAACGGAGGCAGGTGATGACCCAATATTTACAAGAATGCACCAGCAGTACGGATTACTCTGTACTCCAGCAAACAATGCTAAGAGAGAGGGCATTGAGTGTGTACGATTCTGGCTGGACAACGGATTCAAAGTCTTTGATCACTTGGATAACTTCCTTGATGAACGTAGATCATACAGAATTAGATCAGTCAACCAGAAGAAGGATAGAAATGACCCGATCGACGAACCTGTAAAATCAAGAGACCACTTGATGGACTGTTGGAGGTATATTGCTATTGAGAAACCACGGTATGAGCATAGAATTCATACAACAGCAATAAAATCTACATGGGATCCAGTTTATTCTCGTAGTGCATTGGGCACGGGAGGCTGGTTAGCACATACCAAGAATAGAGGGCACTTGGATGAGTACTTCGGAACAGAGTGGTGAGCCACGGATTGTACTGGGTTGTGCAATGTTGAAGCCTCGACAGAACTTCATCAATGCACTATTACCAATTATTAGGGAGAATATTTTTGAGGGCTATGTATTTCCTGAAGTTTCTCTCTTGCCTCATGCACGCAATATAATGTGTGCTCTAGCATATGAGAAACACCCTGACTTNACACATTTATTAATGATAGATGATGACATGACATTTGTACTANCGGATATCTTGAAACTTTATNAAGCNNATAAGCCAGTAATTTCAGGTATCACAGTAACTCGAAAACCACCTTATCGAATAGTTGCTTCATTAGACCCACAGAAAATTTCCTGATTATATAAAAGAAGAAGCAGTTATAAANGTGTCGCATGTTGGTATGGCATTTACATTAATAAAAAGGGAAGTATTAGATATGACAAGACAAGATTATGATATATGGTTTACAATGGATAGAGAGCCACGTTTGACGTTTAAGGATGAATGGGAAGAGAAAGAACGTGAATTAATAAAGTTTGAAGATCGCACGGCTGCTCTAAGAGAAGCCGTAGAATTTGGTCAAGATTCTCATTTGAATTCAAACTTCCTGGTGAGGATATTGCATTCTCACACTTATGTGAAAAACTAGAGATACCAATGTATGTGCATTGTGGTGTCTTAGTTGGGCATATTGGAGAGAAAACTTATGATATCACGGATTCTAAGAAGGAGTCTCCTAGTGTTGTTGTGCCTTAGTGCGGGTTGTGCATACACGCAGAAAGGTACGAGCGAGTGGGGATTTAAACAGGAAACATCTTGGTCAGTATATCAAAGGACAACTACTGATGAAGCAACTTTCAAAGCTGATCTTCAGCCTGTTATTGATTACCTTATCCAGTTGCGTGATGCACGTTCACCTGATGGAGAAACACAATGAATATCATTACGAGGATTGTGACGCTAAGAGACCTAGCGGGGTACAGAACAAGGATAGCAGCCATAGTTGGGATAGGTTGGGGATTGATAGACGTAATCGACAAGAACCCTAATGGTTGGGAAAAAGTTTGGGCAGGTATTGTAGCACTATTTATGAGAGAGGGCATCAATGGAGTATCTAATAGCAATAATAAGCGGAATGTTACTAAGTAGTGTAGTTACTGCTATATTGCTTAGGTCAGTATATCAGACTATTATACAGACATTGGAGACACAGTTGAGTGCACTTAGAGATACTTGTGAGAAGTACATTGATCAGAATACAGCGTACTTCAATTCAGCAGTGTATCATCAACCAGCCGGGATGATACCACAAGTAGCAGCAACACCTGCTGAGGAACTCTTTAATGCACCAGACCCACTTATTGACGTAGCATTGGAGGCAGGACAACTATGACTGCGAATTTCCACGAGATTAAGGTCAGTAAAAAAGACTCTATCGCGGATTTCATTATAGATCGTCACAGAGAAAATCGTGATGATATGCAGGACACGCGTAAGTCTTGGCTTATAAATCTTGCGTGGGTTCGTGGTAAACAAAATTATACTTATGATAATCGAATAAAAAGGTTTGTAAAATCAGCACAAGACCCTTGGAGATCTCGACTACAGACAAATAGGATGTTACCTATTGTTCGTAGGAATGTGTCAAGATTATCTCCATCAGGGAATATTTGGGATGTAGTGCCTGCTACCCCGGATGAAGAAGATATACAGATAGCTAGAACAGCAACCGGTGTCTTACAGAATGCTTGGCAGTTATTGAATATGCCTTTGAAGTTAATTCAGGCTGCATTCTGGCAAGAGATTACCAGTAGTTGTTTTATTAAGATAGGATGGGATGCAGAAGCTGGAGAGGACTTGTCAGTTCAGACTACTGATGTTGATGAAGAATTACTTTCACAGTTTATGGAAAGATCAGGAGTTACAGGTCAACCAGATACTCTACAATTGAAATCAGGACAGGCTTTTATTGATGTAGTGCCTCCATTNTATATTACTATGGACCCAACTGTATCTATCTTTGAGGAAACTGACTATGTTATTGAAACACGCTTACGCTCGCGTGACTGGATCGTAGAGAAATTTGGGAATAAATGGAAGAAATTGAATGAGTCGGAAACTACAGAATTATTTTTGTATCCTGGGATGTATAGTCAAGATGAACAACGAAAACTAAAAGGGGTTATCACTCATGAGTTCATTGTAAAAAAGAATAATAAGTTTCCTAATGGTCACTATAGCTTGATTACCGATGAACGAGAATATCTGATACCCCCAAAACCATTGCCTTTTGCTCATGGCGAGTTGCCCTATGCTCACTTAGTTTCTATCTTCGACCCGGCAAGCGTCTGGGGAACTTGTGAGTCAGAGCAGATGCGAGCTAATCAGGCTCGTTACAATATGATGCGAGGGGCAGTGGTTGATCATATTCGGTTGATGGGTAAAGTTCAGTGGTTGAATCCAAAACAAAGCGGTATCAAACAATTCACTAATAGACCAGGAGAACCATACCACTATAATGCCCCATTTAAACCGGAACAGATGCAGCCTAAACCTTTACCTGGGTACATTACGGAAGAAATGAATAGGGAAATTGCGGATATCCAGGATGTAACATCTACACATGATGTGACTCAAGGAAAGGCTGAACCAGGTATTAGATCTGGTACGGCAGTTCGTAATCTGCAAGATGCTGATGATGCTGTGCAAGGGCCCAAACTCTTGTGGTTTGATCATCAGCTTCAAATTATTGGGCGACTATTACTACAGACTATTGCTCAGTATACTACAGAAAGGAAAGTACTTCAGATTCGTGGGGAGTTCAACGAGCTTGAGACTTTGTCCTTTACGGGTAATGATCTGGTTGGTAAAGCCACAAACGCGGATTACTGGAAGGTGCGGGTGAAAACTTATGGTCGCCAAGCCCTCACTCGGAGTGGCCGTGAGCAATTAACCCGCACCCTCCTTGAATTACAACTTCTTAATCCACAGACGGATAAGGATTTACTTCTTCATATTCTTGGAACCTCAGATGTAATCTCTACATTTGATGAGACAGAAGTTGAACGGACGCGGCAGTGGAAGGAAATTCAGGCTATTCAGAATAATAAAGAAATTCAAGTAATTGCTGGAGAAGATCATGACGTACATATTCGAATGATTAAGAAGTTTATATCATCGAGTAAAAGGGACAAGATGGAACCGGAACATCTACTTAAGTTAGTAGAGCATCTTGACCAGCATATGCAGATGAGGGCAAGTGAGTTAGCTAAAGAGCAATCATACTTACAGAATGCTCTTGTTGCTCAAGGAGTACAGTTAAATGGACCCAAGACTTAATTATGACCCAGAAGTACCCGAAGATGGTGGTGGAGAAAAAATTGAGCCGGTAAAGACGGAACCGGTGACTGAGCCCAAAGGCGAAGTGAAAACAGAACCTGAACAACCAGTGGCAGACTCAAATAAGGCTACTATTCCTGTTCAAGGACCGGATGGTAAGATTTATAATGTTACACCTACAGAAGCTAATACTCTACTTCAGATGGGTTTTGAGTAGCCATTTTGAGAGTATGAAGGAACCAGAAACACCTGAGGATAAAACTGACTTGGAAAAACTACAAGAAGAATTTAATCAGTTCAAACAATCAGTTCAAGCAAAAGATCAGCAAGCAACAACTAATCAAATACTTCACCAAAAAATTCAGTCCAGTGTAGCTAAGGATGATGCTGCTCTGGCAGAGTTAGTATCTTCGCTTGCATTAGCAAAACATATTATTAATCCAAGAGTTGACTTAGCTTCTCATTTTGATGATTCATTGAAACAACTGACTGATAGGGATAAGACTGTTATGGATCGTGCCGATGAAAAGATTCTGGCAAATTCAAAAGTGCGTGCGAGTCTTGAGGGCATTTCACGCGGGGATGGTGGAGTTCCAGTATTGGACTCTGAGAAAAAGTGGACTGCTGAGGACGTAAAAACTGGAGCGTCCCGGCAAGCCTTGGCTGAATTGCTCGAAGCAGCAAGAACAGGAGATTAACTAATGGCGGGTATGGCAACAGCGAACTTTACTAATGCTATGAAGACCCTCTATCTGGAGCCTCTTGAGGACCAGATCGTGCGTAAGAAGGTGATTCTTTCTCGGCTAGAGAAAAATTCACAGGATATTGAAGGTAACTTTGCTTATGTAGCTTTGGAGACATCGCGTAATCCGGGCGTTGGTTTCCGAAAAGATGTCTCTGGAGATGGGCCTCACCTGCCAGAGCATGGGCGTGGTGGGTACAGTAATGCTACGTTTGATATGGCTTTCCATTATGGACGTGGTAAGGTATCTGGTCCAGTTATGCGACGGAGTAAGTCAAGTTCTGGTGCTTTTGCAAAGGCGTTGGACCAGGAGATGAAGAATCTTTCGCGTACTGCACCTGAGGAGTTTGAACAGGAAGGCGTGGGTATCAGGGCATGGTAGAGCAGCTACTCTAGCTGCGGATATTGTAGCTACAGCTACTTCGTTTGCTGTTCGTTCTGACTCGTATTTTCCTGCTAAGATTGGGGATCGCGTTTACTTTGGTACAATAGCTTCTGGTGCTGTGGTGGCGAGTACGCCTGCATCAGCTACTATTAGTGCTATTAGTAGAGACAGCACTACTGCTGGTGCTGCTTCAACTACACAGCATAAAGTTACTTTGTCAGAAGCAGTGGGTGCGGCAGTAACTGCTGCTACGGATACTATCTATTTTGGTAATCAGTTGTCGTCGGCTGGTGTTACGACCTATGACTCCAGTTGGTCACAGACAATGCACGGTATTCCTGATGTTGTTAATTCTGGGAATATGGGAAGTGAAGAAGGAGTAGTTGGAGTTGCTGCAGAATATCTTGCAGGTTCTCTTAACTATGGTGGTATCAATCGTAGTACTGCTTCGAATTCTTTCTGGAAATCTCAGGATTTGAGTAATTCAGGAACTAACCGGGCACTGACTACTTCACTTATGCAGAAGGCTTGGCTGACTGCTGAGACTGTTGGCGGTGTCGAACCGGGTTCTTTGGAGATTTATACGAATCCAGGGCTGTGGGCTACTATCGGTCTGTTGTTTGTTGGTGACAGACGACTTTCAGAGTCAATGACTGTGGTTGGTTGGATTTACAGCAATCAAGTTTAATGATTCGAATATCTTCTTTGATCGGGATTGTCCACGGGATACAATCTGGTTCCTGGATATGGCATCTATTATGTTCCTGACTCAGGGTGGTTATGAGTTCATTAATGATGATGGCTCGACTCTTAGGGATGTGGCTGATCGGGATGCTTGGGAGTTTTCGATTGTGCGTGACTGTAACATTGGTGCTCGCAAGTGTAAGTCGAGCCTTAAGCTTGGTGACATTACATCGGTAGTCACGGGCGTGGAGGCAAATGAGTAATGTTGCAAGATAGTAATGTTGGTTGGCTTCGTAAGAGGATTATGTACAATGGTTTTGATTTGAATGGCTTGAGTAGTCATACTACTTCAGGTCGAATTGAATCATTGTTGCAAACTACTACTCAAGCCTATCATTTGGAGATCAGTACTTTTGGTGTTGGTGCTGTGCCTCTGGATGCAGGTGAGCGTGTTGGTGGTTTAGTACGATGCCCTTATGATCTTGATCCTGCTCATGAAGTAGGGTTTAAGGTTTGGTATACTGGATTACATGATGGTACTGGTGATGCAACTACTAGCTGGATTCTATTGCAAGATGCTTTGGCAGAAGGTATAGTTCTTGCGACGGCTACTACTGCACTAGACACTGTAATTCCTCTACTTAATCCTTATAAAGATGATGCTGGGGATACTACGACAACGACAGATTATTTGTTGCAGAATACTACGCGTGGTATTCGTAATAGTATTGGTCTTACTCCTACTGAAAATTGAAGCAGGAGCTTTTCTTACGTTTAGTTTGGAAATGGATGCAGTAGCTAATCTAACTACAGTACATTGGATTGGCCTAGAAATGGATTACACGCCAAAGAAGATGAAGGGTGAAGGTCTGATGCACCCTGCTCCTTTGACTAATACCATATGATAATTGAACGTCTAAAAAGGCATGAGATGCCAGGGTATAATCTAACGGCAAAGCCGCCTAAGGATGCCCTGGCGTCTCTACGGGAATTGGATGATAAGTTTGAGTTATTCTTAGATGGAGACACTGGACAATGGTTGATCTATAGATTGACTATTAAGGGAGTGTCTCCGTCTGAGGATGTATTGACTTATCAGATTAAAGTACCAAGAGGTCCATTAACTACAGGAGTGAAAGCGTACGCCCAGAGATTTGATCAGAATCCTATGGGTATGAAAGATAAGGATGAATTGAAAAAAGATTTTATGCAAAGATTTAAAGAGGCAAAAGAACATAAGAAAAAATTTGATCAGAAACTAGAAGATGATTTATTCTACTATTATGATGATGTGACAGATTACTGGGCCACGAATCGTATTAGTGTGCCTATAACTGTAGGTATTAGAAATGGGAAGCCATTAAGGATGGCTAAGTATGGCCGCACCAGTAACAATATTCGCAGGGTTTGAGTCATCTAATGACTATGAGATCACGGTGAATGCTGGATCAGTTTCTATAGTAACAACGCCTGCTCCACCGAGGTCTAATGAAACTTATGTTATGAAGTTAGTTGGTGGGAGTCCTGTTACTAGGGTTTATCCTTTTAAGCAAGGTCAAAATTTTTCAACAAATAAAGTAGTGATGGGATTCTATTTCCGTGTTGAGAATGCGGCACCTGCTTCTAATGTGTTATTTTTGGAACATATTGGTACAGGTGGGAATATGAATATGCAATTGAATTACACAACAACAGGAACAATAGAGATTGTAGATTCTACAAGTACTGTTGTTGGAACTTCTACTGATACGATTTCAGCTGATACTTGGTATTTGATAGAACTGGAGTATGCCCCGAGTGCTTCGGGTGATCTTGAAATATTTTTAAATGGAACTTCGATATTAGCTGTTACTGGTGAAGATTTTGAAAATACTGGTCAAACAGATTCACAGATACAATTTATTGGGAGTACAGCTTCACAAGAATGTTTTGTAGCTTCATTCTATGTGCTTCAAGGTACTTCAATGCCGACTAGATTGGGCGATTATGAAATCTTGATGTATGCTTTTGATGACGCAACAATTACTCCAAATATCTCAGGACTAGATTTAGATGGTGGAACGTGGGCAGATTCAGCAGAGAAAACAGGTAATGATTCTAATTATTCTCAGTATACTGGGGTAAATGATTATGGTGTTGTAGAAACTAGGTATGCTGGTGGTAGTTATACAGCTGGTCCAAAGGGGGATAGCAGAGTTGGCACTATTAAAGCTGCATCGTGGCTTGTTCGATATGTCCTTACTGGTCTTGGGCCTTCAATACTATTCTATTATGGGGCTGGTGATGGGACAGATGGTACGACATCAGTTGCTTTAAATTCAGGTACTCAGACTCTAATTTTTGATGATACTACGGATATGCCAACTTCATCAGAATATTTTCAATATGGTATGAAACTTACTACATTTCTTTCTAATGTTAAGTTAAGAGAAGTATGGTGTAATTTGTTGCATCAACCATCATATGACCCAGCTTCTGATAGTTCGTTTTCATTACAGGAAATTACACCTGTGACAGGACCACAGGTTCCTTTAGCTTTTTAGGAGATTGATATGGCTAGTAGATACGCGGCGGAGGGCAGCGTTGCAGTTGCGGGAGACACTGCTCTCGCTATGACAGGTAGTGCTACTATTCGTGGTGCTATTTATTATGTGGCACTTGGGTCAGAGTCTGCTCCAGCTGATGCAACTATTGTAGCAGTAGTAAAGACTACAACTGCTGATGGTACAAGTACGGCTGTTACACCAGTACCTCTTGATGCAGGTGATAGAGCAGCTTTGTGTACAGCAGGGCAGACATACACGGCTGAACCTACATATACTGGAGTGCCTTTGTTGAATATCACAATGAATCAACGATCTCACTATCAGTTTTATGCTCAGGAAGGTGGTGAATTCTTGTCTAACCCAGCTGCTGGTGATGGGTTTGGGTTACAGATCACTACATTTAGCACGGGTACTCCAACAATGTCAGCAGTCTTTCATTGGAAGGAATAAAATGATTCATCTACAGCATACCAGTAAGAGGGCAAAAGGTGTTGTTGTAGTAACTGATGAGACCGGCGAGCACCAGCATGAGACAATGTGCTGTGTGCATTGCCGGACTCATTGGGTGATACAACCAGGTTCTGGGAGAGTGAGAGGCTTTTGTTATAAGTGTGGAGGTCCAACATGCGGGCAACAGAAATGTGATGTCTGTACGGATTACATGAAAGGTATGTAAGTGGGTTACCTCATCTACCAACAGAGTACAGAAGGCTTTGTACCGATACCGGATGTCCCTGATTGGGGATTTGAATTATATCCAGTATTGCCTTATAATAGGCATAGAGTTGATAGGCCAGTACAGGTAGATGGGTTTGAGCCAATAGTACTCCCTGACTGGGGGTATGAGTTACATCCTACTCTACCTAATAAGTTAAAAGAAAGGCTTAATAGAGGTCAGGTTGTAATTGAAGGCTTTGAGCCAATAGTACCCCCTGACTGGGGGTATGAGTTACATCCTACTCTACCTAATAAGTTAAGAGAAAGACTTAATAGAGGTCAGGTTGTAATTGAAGGATTTGAACCAATAGTACTCCCTGACTGGGGATATGAGTTATATCCTACTCTACCTAATAAGTTAAGAGCTAACAGATTCTTTATTGAAGTTACAGAATATTACCAAGAATCTACACCAGCTACAGTGCCTGACTGGGGATATGAAGGGTTAATTACTACACCTTATAAACTTAAGAGAATAATTCGTGAGCAGTTAGTAGAAGGCTTTGTCCCTATCTTGAATCCGCCTGTTGTGGTTCCTGATTTTGTACAGACTGTGATTATCCGACCTGTATTGAGAAGGAAACTTAATAGAGGTAGGGTAGTAGTTACTGACATAACTGAAGAGATTTTAGTTCTTCCTGGGAGTGATAGGTTAGATGGCCAGTATTTAGTTCAGTATCCTGTACCTTATACTGGTCAGGTAGTACAGAGAGGGCAGTATATTGGAACCTATAACCCCTCGTCCAATACGATGGTACTTTCTCCTACTATTGTATACTTTATTCCTTTGGTTATTACTTATCCTATTGTGATTGATCAACTAGGTGTTTACGTCACTGTGCCTCAGTCAGGTAAATTCTGTAGGATTGGAGTATATCGATCAGAGCTTGGTATCCCAGGAGATAAGATAGCTGATACTGGGAATATAGTGGTAGGTACAGCAGGTGAGAGAACTGGTGCTGTAAGTGTACGACTATCAGAAGGTGTGTACCTATTTGCTTTAGGAACTGATGCTGCAACACTTGAAGTAAGAGCATCAGATGTAAGAACAAGTGTTTTGCCTGAGTTGAATTTGTCTTCAACAGCCATAAATTCATTCTATAGTGAGACACACTCTAGTGGATTTAAGGAATTCAATACAACACCTACTACATTGACTTTGACAAGTGGCAGTGTTCCTCGTATCTTTGCTAGGAGACAACTATAATGGCTCTAACAATAAGTGTACAACCTTCAGATGTCGCATCAGTGGATGGGACTTCATATGCTTTCACTATAACAGTAACAGGTGCAGTTGGTACTATTGTGTATACCTGGACGGAATATACGGATGCAACTAGATCAGACCCAACTCCAATAGGTACGAATTCAAGTACATTAACAATAGCAGCCCCTGGAAATGTAGGAATAAGTAAATGGTATGATTGTGTGGTTAAGGATGATGAAACATCTGTTACAAGTGATTTAGTGAGCAAGGTACCGATACCAGAAGCAGGAACAGTGACACCTACTGATCCCTCTGTTCATGATTGTGCTAATGTAGTTTTCACAGGGACAGCAATTAATAATGGAGTTGACAATGCTATTTATGTAAAGTGGTTCGAGGATGATGGAGTGGGCCTCCCTCAGCCAATCACAACTTGGGTGATAGTAACTCCTGACTCTCCAGGTGAGAATTATACACATGGAATAGTAGTTGTTAGTACAGGAAAAGATGGGTATACCTATCAAATGAGGACTTCATATGATCAGTTTAATTCAGATACTACTGGTATTACAACATTAACAGTAACGAATGCAAGAGCATCATTAAGAGCTCACCCTGTAACTGTAGATGTTGGTGACCCTGTAACATTGGCATGGTTTGTATCTAGTTGTTCTAGTGTAACTTTTGCTTGGTTGAAAGGCGTGACTACAATAGCAGGGGAGACAAGTGATACATTAACATTCCCTTCAGTTGCAGCATCAGATGCAAGTTCTTATACAATAAAAGCAACTAATACAGCAGGAACAGTAACAGCTACATCAACTCTTACAGTAAATGACCCGGCGACTGACCCAGGGGGTGGGAGACGTAGATTCTTTGTAGGGAACCAGGCTTACTAGGAGAATATTATGGCGATTGAGGTTTTGCAACCTAAACAAATGGTAGACCAGTCTGGTCACCCAGTATATGCGTCTGCTAATTCTGATCCAGGGTTGATTAGTATTAGGACTACGGCTGTAGTTGCTAATGCTCAAACTTTAGTAAGTGATAATACAACTAATTTTGAGTCAGGGAAAATACCGTTACAAGGCTGCCCAGTAATCTACCTCTATGTAGATTTCACTATTGGTAGTTTGACTTCTGCATCAATAACTCCTCGGTTTGCTTGGGGGACTGATACAGATTATTTAGCTATGGTAGCTTCAGCACCAAGTAGTGGAGTTATTACAGCTAGTGATACATTGTCGTTCTTGTTTTCTTCAACAGCTAAACTTGTTGTTCCTGTACTTAACCCAGGTGCTGAGTATGTACAGATTTATACGAGTTCATCTGGGACTACGACTAGCTCAGATATGCTGATTAGTGTGATGCGTGGGTTCAATAACCATGTGGGATATGTAGCATGAATTTAGGAGAAATACGATCTTCGATACGAGTTAATATTGATGATAGGCAGAGTGACTTGTTTACTGATTCAGAGCTAACATTGCTAATGGATAGAGCAGTGAGACATATCTGGAATCAGTTTATGCTAATGGAATTCTATCCTATTATTAAAACTACATATGTTGAGATACCAGCAGGTAGCCGGGTAGCTGAGTTATCCCCATCTTTTGGTAAGAAAATACAGAAAGTAATTAGAGTAGAAACTGCAAATGATGTAACTAAAAGTGATGCTACTACGACAGGTACAGCAACGGGTGTCTTGGTCGAAGTGGTCGAGGAAAAGTTTTCGGTTAAAGCTGACAGACAGTCAGTGTTTTTTAGAGGAAGAACTCATGTCGGATGGTATAGGATTGCTGATACATCTATTGGTTTGGCCATTTTTTATTCTCCAACCGTTACTAGGATCAGTACTCAACCTGATTCCTTTTCTTTAAGCGATATTCCAGAGGAGTACCATGAAGCCATTGTCTTGTGGGCTACAGTTCTTGCATTAGGAACTGATGAGCACAACGTTGGATTCTGGAAATCATTGTTTGATGAGATGATGGCCACTGTGGCTGCGTCATTCACAACGAAGACAGAACACGAACAAGGAGTGGTAGATTATTATGGGGAAACTCAAAGCCAATTCCTTTAAGGGATATACTACCAAGCCTGGGTTGATTAATAACCCAGGTCTTGGTACTGATTGTAATAATGTACTAATTAACAGAGGAGATTTATGCAGTTATCCTGCTTTTGATTTCCATAAAAGTTTGATAGATAATGGTTTAATGGATGCTTTCTTTCATACTCAGTTTGGTAATGAAGATCTGATTATTTGGAAAGATGGCGAAGGAATGTTTCAGTTAGAGGATCCAAATGATCCTATTGTACCTCTTGAGCGAGTAAATACTTTACTTAATGTTGAGGGTTATTTTGATAAGACAACAATCAGAACTGCAGCAAGTAATTGGTTACAGGTAGGTGATTGGCTATATTATTTAGGACTATTCAGACCTATTCTAGGTTCAGTAAGTGGGAAACCTAGAATGATTCGATTGCATAAAAGAACTTTAGGAGCCTCTGGTCTTTTTAAATCGTTTAATTATATTGGAGTGTTACCGCCTAGAAGAGCTAGACTTGCTATTACTTCTCTTACTGGTATTTTAAATGAACCTACTGGATTAGATTTTGCTTTTACATTCATTACTAATGATAGCCTAGAGACTACTGAAACTACTACTTTAAATAATGATAATGCAGAATCCGCAGCAGTTACTTTAACTGTGCCAATAACAAGTGCCATAACTAATAACGCCTTTACCTTTCGAGTTTATTTACCAAAAGGTAGCAACAATTCTTGAACCTACTGGGGAAGCTATATTAGGTATGAGAGTTGGAATGTACATGAAGAAGTCTAGTGAAGCTGATTATTCTTTTGTTAAATATAGTCGATCTAATCTTCCAGTTCAGACCTCGCCTGTTGATACTTATCCAGGGGAACCTTTTGTCCAAGTTACATTAGGTGCTAGTCAAGGAGATTTTCCTAATGATGATACTCCTGGAACGAATATGGATGATATTGTAAATTCTGCATTAATAGCTGTAGTGAGTGGTAGAGTTGTGCCGCCACCTTCAAGACATGCTATTGTATTTAAAAAGAGAGTTTATTATGCCCCGGTAGCTCCTTCTGAACTTGATCCACTTCCTCAATGGGCTTTGAATCATATGCAATACAGTGCTCAACTGATTGCAGGTAATGGTATTGAGGGAAATTATATCGAAGATTTTATTAATATAGGTGATGAAAGTTCAGGTATAACGGGGTTTGTAGAATATCTTGGTCAGTTGATTATCTTCAAGCAAAAAGAAACTTGGGTACTGACAGATGATATACTTACGGGTTCTATTAGAAAATTGTTTAGTGGGTGGGGTTGTGTAAATAGGAACGGTGGGCATGGTTACTTAGTAGTAGGTGCTATGCTATTCTTTGTAGATGCTTCAGGAGTGTATAGTTGGGCAGGGGAAGGAAATCCACAAAAGATTAGTGAAGCAATTAAGGAAGATTTAGATGCTATCCCTAGGTATGTTAGTAATCCTTTACTTGATAGGTATGGATATGCTAGGCTAAGTTATGATCCACAGTACAATTTGATTTATTTAACTTTCCCGAAAGTCACTCCAGAACAAGAAGTCTTACCTACATTTATATTTCATTTAAATGAGGGTGGTGCTTGGACAAAAATGAAAGGTGACTTGATTATAGCTGGGGAAGCTAATACACTACATCAGCTATCTAAAGTTATCTTAGCTGAATCTGGTAACAGGTATCTATTGAGTGAAAGAAAATTTATGAGATTAGGTAAATTAGATCATAGCCCTTCTCCTGCTTTTGTCTGGACTAAAGCTACTTGGACTGGTTCTATTCTTGATGGTGGCGTATCAGCGAGGAAGAAACATTGGAAGTTCATGAATATTTCTTCGGATTCAGTTCAAGGATTAACAACTAAGTTGGTGAACCAGAATGGTGGAGTAACACAGACATTAGTGGTAGGGGATGGAAATAATCGTGTTAAGATTGGTCGGCATCTGAATGAGTTAGGGGTTCAGTTTGAACCAGTGAATGAGACAGCACCATTTCGTATACATAATTACGAATTGGATATCCATTTGAGAGGTAGGAGATAATGGCAAAGACAGGAACTATAAGTGGGACTCTTACGGTGGGAGAGACTGGTAACCCGGATGTCTCTAAGGCATTGAGTATGACCACTCCTACTATTGACCAACAGTCTAATGGGCAAATTACTACAACTGAGAATGTCGCATCAACTACAATCCCAATGGGTGCGATAGCTGATGCTAAGATGGTGAGACTTAAATTTCATGATGGAGCGGGTGGGGCACGACTTGTTGTTATAACAATTACTAAGACATCTGGGACTGCTGTGCTTCCTGAATGTTCTGAATTGATTTTCAATTCAGGTTCTGCTTCATTAACCAGTATGCTTGTTTCTATGACTTTTGCGACACCAGCAACGCCAACAGGTGCGTATGTCTGTGACTTTACAATAGCTGGGGATGACTAATGGCAATACTTCATCCTGGTACTTTATCAATTGAGCAACGGCAGAATTTAGAGGCTGTACAATTCAAGCCTCCGATTGTTCCTGTGTTCTTTGAGTTTAGTATTCGTCAATATAGGGCAACTGAGAATGTAGTTTCTATACCAAAAGATAGTATTATTACATCCCCGGTTTTCATCCGGGTAATTACACCCTTTGATGGATCGAATACTTTCTTACATCTTAAATTAGATAGTGACCAGGATGTGGGATCGGTGTCAGTCATTACTCCTGGCGTTCTATCCTTTTCACCTAATGTAACTTCTGAGACTAGGTTTCTAACTCGGACACCAGCGAAGTCTACGCTATCTTTTGGTATCGTAGAGTTAGGTGATGTTGAGCCTACTAGAGGGAGAGGGTGGGTTCTGTTGCAGTATGTCAACTTGAATTTGATAGGAGTTTGATATGGGATTTCTTGGGGCTAATAGTATATTTTTACCTCCAGAACAAAGAGCTAATTTTCAAGGAAATACAAATACTACTTTAGCTCCTGGGGATGCTGTTCCTGGAGTACCTGGTTTAACTTTCCAAGGTAGCTCTACAGGTGATCCGGCTCAGTTTCCAAATGATGTCCAGGGGGTAATACCTGATCGTTTTACTTCTGCACATCCTAATGGTATTAATAATCCCTTTTTTCAAGGGTTAGATCCTTCTTTACAAAATCTTCAGCAAGAAATTGATACACAATTTAATAGAGCAACTGGTCATAATCAAGAAATTATTGATCAAATTTTAGGTCAAATAAATACATCTCGATCTAATGCTTTAGGTGCTATTCAGGGTGCAAGAGATCAGCTTGATTTAAATGTACCACTTAATCCATTCAGTGATCAAATTAGAGAGATGCAATTTAATCAAATAAATGATACTCTCAGGCGACAGGGTAGAGATGCAGTTGCTGTTCAACAGGCCGCTTTAGCTAGTCGTGGAGTACTAGGTGGTGGCCAGTTTGCAGATATACAAAGACAAAGTGAAGCGACTGGTAGAGCAGCTAGTACAGCAGCTGATGTTGGTTTGAGAACAACACAGCAACAAACTAATATAGACGCTAATGCCTTAAGACAAGATTTAACGCAACGTCTTACTGGATTAGAATCAGATGTTCAAAATAAATTTGGAACTTTAGAAGCAACAATACCTACTTTAAATGCGATTGATCCATTTAGTTTTGCAGATATAGCAACTCAGTTACAAGCTAGTCAAGCTGCTCTTGATATTGAAGGACGATTGGCTGATATTGCTCAGTTCCAGCATGAACGATCTGGGAATATAGCTTCTGCTGTACTTGAAGGATTAGGTCTTGTTTTAGCACTTCAGAATCCTAAGAGTGGTACAGCCCAGGCTGCACCTACTATTGGTCGAGAAGCTGGTGGAACATTGTTTGACCTGTTTCATCCATTCCCATCTCTTGATAGATAGGAGGTATTTATGGCATTATCTGGTTTGGACACAATAGCGGAGTTATCAAGTAGGGCTGGGCCTCAGTTATTAAATGCTATTTTACAACAGGATCAGTTTCAACAGCAGTTAAAACAACAAGAAATTCAAAATTTAGAAAATATATCTCAACAGATTGAGGCAGCTAAACAAGCTCGTAAAGAAAAGAAAAGAGAAAGGAGAGCAAATACAATTAAGATTGTTGCTGCGGTTGCAGCTGCGGTAACAGGTGGTGCAGCTTTAGCAGCATTACCTGCAGCAGGTGCAGCAGCAGGTGCAGCAGCAGGTACTGAGGGTTTATCTGCTGGTTTAGTTGGAGCAGGGTTATCTGAAGGGCTTGCGACACCTTTGATTTCAGGTCTTGCTGGTGGAGGTATTCTTGGTGGGGCAGGTGGGGCAGCTGCAGCAGGAGGTTTATTTGCTGGGTTAAGTCCTGCTGCTCTTACAGGAATTGGTTTAGGTGGGTTTGGGACAGCAAGTGTTTTAGGGAGTAGTGTAAGATGAACAACCCTTCACAACAAGTATTTCAGCAGCAACAAGCTGAGAGACAACGGTTTCAACAGCAGCTACAACAAGTACCTCAAGCACAACAACAACCTATTCCTAAGAATGCTTTGATTCTTGGATTGATTAGTGATGCTTTATCAGCAGGTTCTGGGTCAGGACCAGGGAATATACTTAATCAATTAAAAAGTAGAACTGAACGACAGTTTGAGATAGATAGTCGGAAAATGAAACTTCAATTTGATATATTAAATAAACAGCATGAGGAGAGATTATCAGCTTTTGATGATTTCTTTCAGTTACAACAAGAAAACCGTGCAAATGCGAGAGAAAGTAGGGCTGCTGCTAGATTTCCATCTGAATTGAAGGCCTCAGAAGCAAATGCTAGAGCTGCTGAGGCTGACGCTACAGTTGCAGAAAAGACTGTACAAAGTAGAATTGATCAACAGGGATTGAATGTGAAGATTCTTGAAGAACAAGCTGCAGCTGTTAAACGTGCGAATCAGTTAGAACAAGCTAGTGTACAAGAAAAACGAAAAGCAGAAGATGCAGCTCGTAAAGCCAGGATAGCAAAATCTAATTTAGAAGCGACACAGGCTGTTATGCTAGAGGAAAAAATAAAGTCTTTGCCTGATGGCCCTGAAAGAACAGCTTTGTTACAAGGTCGTGCAGCACCTGTAGTATTATCTCAAACAGATGAAGAAAAATTCTTCCAGCATGAGATACAAACTGATCCTGAAATGGCAGCTCAGATTCGTATTGTTGGTGGTAAGTTTAAAGATTTATCTTTTGCAAATGCTCATAAATTTACTAACTTAATTGCTAACAGAATGGATAAAGTGGAAGGAAATATTGATGATGTTACTTTCCAGTTTAGAGAGAGGAATATTCAACGAGCATATACTAGGCAAAATGTAGATGAGTTCGATGATGGTACTAGACCAGATGATAATCCTGATGCTTTCTTTATTAATCCTAAAGATGAAGAAGCTCTTTGGCCCCAGATGATTGATGACTTGGCAAAAGATGTAGTGCCAGGAGTATCTCAGTATAGATATATGGTGGCTCATGGGTCAGACCCTGTTGATGAAGTTAAAGCATTCTTTCCTCGTCAACTAAAAATGGGAACAGGTGTTTTAGTGAATCCTAATGCTCAAAAGATATTACTGACTGCAGTAAATGATAGACGTAAACAGTTGGGGCTACCCAAGATTGATATTCTTACTCCTGAACAAGCTACTTTAAATCAAAATCCACAGGTAGGATTTAAGGATATTATTGGATTAGGTGGTCAACAATTTTTAGAAGCGTTAGGTCCAGGACAAGTTGCTGGTCAACCTTCAACTCAGACTAATAGATTCTCTAATAGAGGGCCACGCGGGTCAGGAGGGTAATTCATGCCTAGACGACGTAAATTACGGGGAGCTAGGAACCTTGAACTAACAGGGACTCTGTTACCTGAACGAAGAACCACTATTCTTGAGACTGTCCTTAAGCCTTTAGAAATTCTTAATATACCACAACAAGCAGCCTTTCGTAGTGTGCGAGCACTTCAAGAAGGTAGCTTTAGTGCTCTTGGAGAGCATACTCGACTCTCAGATATTGCTCCTGTAGAGCGTGGTGGTGTTGGTGAGTTTATTGGTACTATAGCTTTGGATCCTCTTAACTTTGTTGGTGGGGTGGCTGCTAAAACAGCCACTGGGGCAGCACGCAAGACATTAACTACTACACTGCGTGACGCTGAAGTCTTGACTTCGCAACTCAAGGCAGCGAAGATAGCAGCAGAAGGTGCTCTGATAACTAAGGCAGAAAAAACCACAGGTATTCTGGAGCATGTATCTGGACTAGAGCGTGAACTAGAACTTACTAATGAAGCTGCAGTTGCTGCAAGGACACAACTTGCCAGAGTTTCGCGTGGAGCTAAAGGTAGCACACTTTCTCAGAGTACTCTCAACCCTGATCGTGCGTTATTGCGTCTTGATATTCCTTTTACTAAGAAAGGAATTGACATAGGAAATCTGGACAGATTCCCTAAGTTACTGGATAGCAGTAAGATAAACAAACAGAGACGATTAGTGAAGAGGCTCAAAAAGGTTGTTGCTTCACAAGAGGGAGATCAACCTACCGCAGAAGCAATCAGGTTAGCAAAACTTGAGCGTGCGTTGCTTAATCAACCTGAAGGTGTACTTAATAAATATTCTCCTGCTCTTGCTCTGAGAGTTGCTCGGCAGAGGTCATTCTTGCGAAAGCATGTAGGTAATCTATTCAAACGGGACACCGGTAACGCAAAGATTGATGTATTGCGTGAGATTAGAACTAATCGGAGAACAGGTCGGTCACTAGCTTTCAGAGGCGGGCCACTTAGGAAATTCAATAAGGATTTCCAAGAGCTCTTTAAGGAAAGTGAGATTAAGGATATTGATGAATTCAATAAGCATATGACTGAGGCTTTTGAATTCCGTAGATTCCTTGGTAAAGAAGTAGAGTTGCCTAGTGTCCAGGATGAAATTGACCAGATTGTTGCTGAGCGAATGAACAAGGAATTCTTTGGTGAAGGTGGACAGGGTCTTGTTGATAAGTATAAGAATGTACCTGTCTCTGATATCCCAAGGATGCAACGAAACTTCATGGCTGAGGAAGCTATTGAAGTTGGATTGAAACAGGATAATCTCAGACAACAACTAGATAAGATAGCTAAGGTTCGCGGTAAAGTGCGTGCATCAGAGATTCGATTCGTGAATAACTGGGGAGAACATTTTGATGAAGTCTTAGATATTGAGAAAGCTATTGGAATAAATATTGAAAAAGAATCTAGCTCAGGTGGTTGGTTGAGTTATCTCACTAGACTTACAACAAAAGAGGCACTTTTACTAAAGAAAAAGAATGCTGCTAAATTTGATTTAATTCATGGTGATGTAACAGCACACTTAGCTAATGCACTGAAAAGAAAGATGTATCCTAAGAGTGACATAGTATCAATTAATGAACTAATGAGAGAGAAACATGGAATTGATTTTGATTGGTATGATACTAATGTTATTCGAATAATTACTAAACGATTCGATAAACATATAGAAGCAACTGGTAATGCTCAGATGGCTCATGCTATGTTTGACATCTTTGGTGTTGAGGGCAAAAATCTGAAGAAAGGAATTTCACAAGAGAAATATTTTAAGAGTATAGGAATGAAGGGTGGTCGGGATGATTTGTTCATTAGTGATGCTATCAATGATGATGCTCGTCAAGCACAGAAGTTAATTGCTGAAGTAAACAAAACATCTAATACTGTAACATCTAAAATTCTTAGTTGGGTAGATAAGAACATTAATACATTCTATAGAACTAGCTTAACTTCATTCTTCCCACCATTCCATAATAGAAACTTCATTGGTAACATTATGTTAAATCGCCAAGCAGGTATGGGGTTCGTAACTCAAGGTAAGTTTTTAAGTAAAATGAGAAAGTTACAATGGAAAGCAATACATAATGAATTGAATCCAGCAGAGAAAAAATTGTGGCAAGAACTTGCAGATATGCGAATTAGAGGCGAGGGTCAGTTAACTGACATTGAGCGGGAGCTAATAAGAAATAGCTCGCGTGAGGGGTGGAGAGAATTCTCAGATAAACCAGTTAGTTTTGCATTGAAAAGATTGGGTAAACGTAAGTTCTTAGATGCACCAGATACTATTGGATTAGGAAGTATACCAGGATTACATGGTATCCCAGATAATCCAATAACTTCATTTGGTACTGGCCGGTCATACGGGATACTAATTGAGGAACAATCTCGCGGGGCACATTACTTATGGAAAAGAGATTTAGGATTCAGTCCATTAGAATCTCAGAGGTCAGTTAATAAGTACCTGTTTGATTATCAGGCATTATCACCATTTGAAAAGAAAAGTCTAGCTCCAGCATTCCTATTCTATACTTGGAGTCGAAAGAATATACCCTTACAGTTAAAGGAGATGATCCAAAATCCTCGGCTTGCTAACGTATTCCAGAACATAACGGGATACGACCAAGAAGATGCACCTATGTATCTTCGTAATGGTGTCTCATTTCCTATACCAGGAATGGAAGATACATTCATTGGAACCTTAGGGCTTCCTCTTGAGGTACTTAAGTTTCCTTAGTGTAGCTGACACTGACCCAAATGTTGCTAGTCAACTTAAACGAGACAACACAGCGTATGTTAACTAGGTTAGCACCTGCTTTCCGAGTACCTGTTGAGTTCATGATGGGTGAGGAAGCATTCAGTCAGAGAGCATTACGGAATACAAAATTATTTGCTAACCCCTTTACTAACTTCAGAGACTTTCAGAATTCATTCTTAGTAAAGAATTCACCATTATCTAGAGCAATCAGAACAGCAGGTGATATTGCTGATCCAACTGATCCAGCAGCTAGTAAGATACTTGAGTTTTTATACGGTTTAAGAAACTATAGAGTTAGCCCAGAGAAAATTAGACTAACAAACATTAAGCAAAGTCTACTCAGTACGAAAGAATTCAAACGACCTGATCCTACTCTCGTTGTTCCAATTCAACCTAAGGAGGAAAGAAGTGACATAACGAACGCCCGGGCTAAAAGCTCTGAACGCAGCGTTGCGTGACCTGAGTAGGAGTAACCCTAGAAGGAGACGACGAAGAAGAAGGAGACAACGATGAGTGCCCCAACAATTACACCAAAATTATTTAAGTTAGAAGGGAATAATCTAAAGACTAAGAAACCTACGGATATCACAGAGAACCCAATGAGTTTGTTGATTCAGCAACTATTGCAACAGATACCGAGTCTCCCGACGACTCAGATTAGACCGGAGGATTTGAATGCTCAGCCAGGCTTTAACCGGGGACTTAGTAACCGGTTCAGTGGTAGTAATTTCGGTAATAATGTTACTCAAGGGGGTGGGAGACCTCTATTCTAAGATGACCGGTGGTGGTCGTACTAGAATAGATCAACAGATAGATATGTTGTACAGGTGGCACGCACCTGATGCAAGCGGGGAACAGTCTTGGAAGAACGCACGCCTGTCTGTCTCTATTGCAGAACTTTCATCTGCAATAGAGAAACAGACAGAGATGATGCGTGCTTTTACTACTGAGATACATGACATGCAGCTGGTTGTGAAAAAATGCGATCTTCCAAATAAATAGTACCGCCTATTCTGATTTTCTTAACAGGAATCTGTTTAGCAACTCGTTGCTTAGTCCATACATTCCGATTCTCTAAGGGTAACCAAGTAATAAATTTATCATAGAATAGCTTAAAGGCTACCCGCTTCCCATACTCAGCTTCAGTATGTTCCTCAATGAATTCCTCAAGTTCACTTCGGTTTACTAACTGTTGCTCCTGTTTCTCCTTGGTATTGAGAACTGGAACTCGCAACCTGCCAGGTGAATCAGGGATTTCAAACTGGACAATCGAGTACAGGAAAGCGGGAGCCTCGGCTAGGAGATACTGTTCTAACTCAGGCTTAGGTATTTCTTTCTTTATGCTATCTACCTGTACGACTACGATCCTGGTATCTCCAGGTAAGATAGGACAATAGCTAGGATCGTTGCTGCACTGAATCCAATGAGTGCAGTTAGCTATCTCATAAGGTTGTTTATAGAGGGGACGAATACTGAGTGATCGACCAGTCACCCAGTCCTTTATCCTATCGGATGCAACCTTTATTTTTGCTACGTTAGTTTCTTCTATTACACATAATACTGCATTTGCTAATTCTCCATTGAATCCCGACTGACTTGTAAGAGCACGGTCTGCCCTTGTGTATCCTCCATTGAAGAGTATAGAGAGTCCCTCATGTAAGATGGACTTTCCTGAGTTTTGGGGTCCATAAAGGAATAAGTAGGGGAGTGGTTGGCCAGGATATTTAAACATTGCCGAAATCCAGGCCAATAGGTACAACCAGCCTGAGGTGATTCCGTAATCCAAACACCACTCTGTTTTACAGGCTTCATCTAAATTAGCTCCTATATGCTTAAGAATTAAGTCCCAATGTGGATGCTCACCCATTTCTGCATTAAACCTGAACTGAGCAGAATTCTTATTCCACTCTCGATTTCCGGGATATTCGTTACTGAATGGTTTATTAACTAATGACCAGTTATCTAGGATACAGGCACCTAGTATCTGATCTAGTTCTCCACGTTTATGACCAAGTGCTGTAAGTGCTGGCCTGAGAGAGGATTGTCCTTCTCGTATCCATGCTCCATTAGAGTATATAAACCAACCAAATTCTGTTCCTTGGGATACTACATGCCTGAGAAGATTATCAGGCAATTCAATAGGGTCATGAGTTTCTGGTTTATGATATACTTTTTCCCATGTCTTCTGTTTCTGTATCCAGCCTTCTAATGATTCTCCTTCCATTCTATTCATTGACACAATTAACTTACCGTCAAGTCCTTGCTTGATTGTTGCTTGACGAGTTGCTATATTCTTAGGAATCTCAAAGTCAATTCCCATCATGAATAGGGCTTTCTCTACCTCCTTGAGATCTCTATAACTATATTCTTTTTCTCCTTCGATGCCTCCGAC